CGAGACACAGACTTAGAAGCGTTAACGATAATTACATTCAGTTCACGACCCGTAACCTTGGCAACTTCCTTACCATCTACAACCTTACGGAACACGCTACCACGAATAGAAATACGCTTGCCGCCACCAGTAGAGTTACCAGCAAGGGACTTAGTTAATTCGTTAACACCGCCTTTAAGGAAGTCGGGGACATCTTGGCTGAAAATTGATACGTTGCTCATTTGCTCTCACCTGTTTTGAGGAATTCTAAAAATGCTGCTGCTGTTTCGGTTACTACTTTTATATATGCGTCTTTTGTTTCGCCATCAAAAGCTACATACCCCGCTACTTCAACTGCTTCATGCAATGCTGCGTTACGTAACTGCAACTCTAAGGCAAGCTCTTGTGAGAATACCCGTTGCTGTGCATCAATAGCCGCTTGAGCCTTATCACTGATGCTTGGTGCTGTTCCTTGTGTCATTCTTAACTCCGTTTAACTACGATTGTGTACTTACTATCTGCCCACATACCCGCTGGTAATAGGTCAGGGTGCTCTTCTAAAAACTGCTTGGTGTTATTCTGATGCAACGTCTGTGACAAAAGACCAAACGCATTGTGCTCTTTAATAAACGTATACAACGAATCCCAATCATTTGTTGCATACCTTGTTGATACCTTACGAATAATTGTACCTTCCGCAGTACGCATACTAGTAACATCTAAGGACTTGCACATATCCAAAAGCTCTGCTGAGATAACATCCAACTGCTCTTGGTACTCTGCCGACTTCGCCATATAAGCTCGGTACGTTTCCTGCTTAGCGTCACGAATTTTAATGTATGTCTTAGCAAGCTGCTCTACTGACGCCTTGCCGGTACTGCCTTCCTTGGTTTCTTCAGTCACTTCCTGCTCCTTAGTTGAGGGGTTACTGCGGTACTATACATCTATTGTACACTACTATTGTACTTTGTCAAGTAGTTTCTTCAATCTCTCTGCGATATAAGTCAATAATTTTTTCATGGTTACCGATATTGTTGCGGAGCATAGTGTACAGCTTAGTCTCTACCTCACTACCTTTGATGTGCACGATAGTCATTGCGTTCTTTTGCCCCGGTCTATTGATACGCGCATTAGCTTGTATGTACGTTTCTACTGACATCACAGGGGCATACCATATAACCGTGTTAGCAGCAGTAAGAGTAAGACCATGTGAAGCTGCTTGAGGTTGAATGATAAGTACCTTAATTCGATCTGTAGTCTGAAAATCCTGCACTATGTCACTACGTTTGTGGACAGGCACTGCACCATTGATAACCTCGCAGGGTACTTTGTGCTTAGTAAGGTAATCTCTTAGTAGTTCAATCGTATGGGTAAAGGGTACAAATATTAACACTTTGTGCGAGCTTTCTTCAATTACTTCTAAGATTACCTGTAGCCTATTTGATACATCAAACTCAATGACTTCCTTGTCCTCGGTATACATAGCACCGCATGATAGCTGTAGAAGTTTGTTAAGACTTGTTGCCGCATTTGCCGAACTAATTTCTTCCCCCGCCGCTTGTATCATCATCGTGTCTTTTAGCAACTTATAGTATTTCATTTGCTGCGGGGTAAGTGGTGCGTCACGTTCTACATATATTACTTCTGGCAAGTCTAGGCATTGATCTTTTTCAAAACGTATAGCGGGTTGCAAGATGTTGTGTACTATCTGTTGAGCATTTGCTTTTGGTATCCACCGGTACATATCTAGCTTAATCATTACTTGGTCACGGAAATGCCCGAAGAACAAGGGTGTATTTTTAGGGTTAACTAGTTTAGCCAGACCATATGCGTCTACTGGAGATTGTGCAGCGGGTGTACCAGTTAACATCCATAGCCCCTTAACTACCTTGGCAATATCTCGTAGTACTTTCCATCGTGCGGTTGCAGGGTTTTTATACGCCGATGCTTCATCAATTACGATTAAGTCAAACCCTCCTGCAATTACCTCTTCCTTGACAATCGCTAGCCCATCAAAATTGATAATCACGAACTCTGCATCCCCACTAATTACTTTTGCTCGCTTTCTACGGTCGCCATAAGCGATGTCACAGGTGCGGTGGCAGGCAAACTTAAACAAATCCTGTTGCCACGCTGCTTTCATAATAGATAGTGGGCACACTACTAACACCCTACGTATAGCCTTAGCAGCCATAAGATAATCTGCCGCCCAAATAACTGATGCGGTCTTACCCGTACCTGCCTCGTTGAAACAAAATGCTCTTGGTCGTTCAGCTAAAAATGTTGACGTTATCTTTTGGTGGGCAAAAGGTGCAAACTGTCCGGGCCAATTGTAGTCTTTCATTTCTGTGATTCGTTTTTCTTAACTGTGTGATCCGCATTACGGCTAAAAGAACGGTTGGCGCTTTTAGTTTTTACCTTTAGGTTAGTAGCTGCGCTCGTACCGCCTTTACTTAGCGGCTTAACATGGTCAACATCTTTGCCATCACCTTTACTAACCTTGCCCGTTTTCATAAGTGTCGCTCTTGCCTTGTTACGCTCACCTCGATTCTTAACTTGCTCAGGGCTTGCCTCATACTCAGCGGCTTGCTTGTACTTACGATCTTCTTTGTTCTTGTATGGCATTTTTAACCTCGGTTATGTGCACAGGTTTTGACAGGGCAAAATTTACAAAGCGGTCCAGATATAGGGTTCCATACTTCCGTAGCCATTGCAGTCTCTAACCTATTTAGTTCAGGCTGCATTGTTTCTATATATTTTTGTGTGTTTTCAAAGTAGTAGTTCTTACTGATAAACTCCCCGCTTACTACAAATGCCAGTGCTGCACGTACTTCACGTACTCTAGGGAAGTGTATGAATAATGCTCCAGCCAGTAGGTCAAGTTGATTAGTGTCTGCATACTTCGCGTTCTTGCTAGTCTTATAGTCAACTAACCACGCAAGCTCATCATCAATGATAACCAAGTCAGCGATACCCCTGTACCAAAAATCTTTACTCGTAAAATTACAGGGAGTGTACTTACCCTCGTTACGTTTAAGCCCCAACCCCATCTCGACAAACTTCTTGCCGGGGATATCATTAAGGGCTTTCATGATAGGTTTCATGTAGGCATACTTTTCAGGAATAGCAATCCCCTCGCCTATGAAATCTTCCGCAGCTTTATGCACATCTGTACCGTAATTAGTAGCAGTAGTGCCTTCGTTCTTGAAGTCTTTAGCTATCTTTAAATGGTAGTACTTCTTTGGGCATTGCTGAAAAAGTTTAATGCCGCTGTATGAAAAACTTGTTGCTACCTCTTTATTTTTATCTTTGGGGGGGTCCATAATTGGGGGATAGCCTGCGTTCATTCATCACCTACCTTTTTACGTTTGGGTTTAACTGCTTTAATACCGGTTTCTTTTTCAGCGTACTTTGCTTCAATCATCGCGTCTGCTATTTGGTAACACTGGCTAGCATGGTCTGTTAGGTTGGGGGGACACCACGCTCTTGAAATCAGGGCAAATGCGGCAAACAAATCCCTTAGGTCTTCATCATTCATGGTGATTCCTTTTCATACTCTTTTTTGAACAACTCATTAAGTCCGGGCAGTAGTTCTTTAAGAAGCTGCGTTCTGCTTATTCCACTACCCCTAGGTTTCAAATCACTCTGCGTAAGCAGTCTATCCATTACCTCTTTAGTAAATGTTTCCTCATGTTCCTTTGCTTGTATGTAGGTACTCGGATCGTTAAGATCAATACTCCAAGCTCTAAGAAATCGACCCCACCTACTAGGTTCAAATCTATCTAGCTGCTCTACAAATTCTTCGGGGTTAGTCTCACGCCGTTTAAGAAGTAACTCTACGCCTTCGTTCATGTTAACTCCTTCTTTGAACAATCACCGTAAGTTCTGCCCATACCACTCTCACAGTTTAGTGGAAGCTCTGATGCCCAATATGGGCGTATACGCATACTCATCACAACAAACTCTCGTGCAGTTGCGGCTTCATGGTCAGGTACTACTACGGCAATTGCATCATGCACCGTCATTACGACCTTATACTTAGCGGCGATACGTAACATCTGTTCACCAATAATATTACGCGCGAGAGCTTGGCAAAGATTTTCAACAACTTTTGCAGAATATATCTTATTAGGTATAACTGACTTACCTTTCTTAGTATCGTACACGTATTCCACTCCTTGCCCTTCTTTCTTGCTCTGCTTACGTAGGTTCGGATACTTAAGATACAGTCCGTTAGGTAACCTGATTCCTTTCTTACCCTCAACAACAAGAACACCCACCCTACCTAGATCACTAGTAGCATCTAAAAGAATAGCCTCTAGTGCCTTACCCGCCGCCTTCCAAAGCTCAGGTATCTTAGGATATGTCTCTCTATAGACATCAATAATACGTTGCGCTTCAGCCTCTGTAACCTCTACACCAGCGATCTTAAGTTGGTCTCTAAACTTAATAGCACCCATGCCGTATCCAGCACCCAAGATTGTTGTCTTACCTACAAATCTCTGAGCTTGAGTTACCTCTTCTACGGGGATTCTGTATATGCTTGAAGCCATAATCTTGTATACATCCTGCCCCTTCTCAAACGCTTCTACTAGGTCATCCTGCCCTGCTAGCCATGCAACGGTACGTGCCTCAATCTGTGACGAATCAGAATCAATCATCGTATACCCAGTAGGCGCATAGATGGCATATTTCAAGGGCGATGTACGCTTAAGGTTTTGGAGGTTAATTTTGTCATCCCCTCCCCATCTTCCAGTATGTGCAGCGTAGTACCGCAAAGGCACAGGTAGTTTCCCACGCATCGCAATATCAATGAACCGTTGTGTACGTGATTCTTCCTGCGTAGACTTCAACCCGACTCGTGCTGCGTGTAGTGCCTGAACCATTTCATTCTCATGATCGGCTAGTGCTTTGAACTCCTCATCTGTCTTAGAAAAAGCCCACGTTTCTTTACCGGTAGTAGGACTAATCTTGCGCGGCGGTTGAATGCCTTGTTCTAGCAATACGGCAGCGAAGCGGTCATTACTCATCAGTGCATCGCGGTTGTCCATACTAACAATTGTTAGTAATGCTGCTTTCTTTCTTGCTAACTCTTGCAGGTGCAACTCTAGTTTGTTGTGCTCTAGTTCTAGTACCGGTTCACTATACATCTTGATCGTTAAGTCGATAAGCCGTAATTCCATGTTAGGGAATCCACCACTCATACAATCATATAACTTACGTGTAAGCTCTACGTCATTGATGCAGTAACTACCGTACTCTGCTAACTGTTCCTCAGTAAAGTCTAATCTTCTTTTGCCGATAGCTTTAAGTACTTCCGTTCCTTTTGCACCCAGACCGTAAAACTCTGTAAGCTTTGCAAGACTACCTCCAACTTCTGTGCTATGTATTGCACGAGCCATGCTAAGTGTATCAAGCCAGCCACAAGGAGTAATCCCAAAATGCCACCCCAATATAGCAGCATCAAACATAGCGTTGTGAGCAAGTACAAGGTGGTTTTCAAGGTTAAAGCTTTTAAGGAATTTACGTGTGTTTTCATACGTGCCTGAGAACCATTGTGTTTGCCCATCATTGACCTTTACAGCTACTCCGATTACTTCAAACTCTTCGCCCCGTATGTATTCCTCGGTGGTCAACTTGGTTAAAGAGTATGTAGGTGAGTAAAAAGATTCAAAATCAACACAGACTATATTCATTTCATTCCTCGTAACCGTTGTAACTCTTGCAGCTGCTGGCTGTACTCTTCTTGCTCTTGTTCTACGCTAATAGCCTGTTGGAACCCCGCACCTGTATTAACCTGCCCTACTCGCCCTGCACCACGCATATAAATCTTATCTTGCCGTGCTTTATTTGAGTAATCGGGGTGTAAAAATCATCTACAAGCAACCTACGCATAACGATAGAATCAAACTCCTTCCTACTAATCTTTGCATATGCCGTGAATAAGGCAGCAAGTTCTTCGGCTGTTAGACATGCTAGTAACCCTCTTACTTTACCTCCTTGTGCATCTAGTATGCCCTCTACCATCTCCCCCCACTTAGACCCCATCCTACCCTCACTACTAATAAACTCTTGTGGATTGGTTTCCATACGTTGTAAGAGCATTTTCACGCCCGCACTATAGTCTTCACTCATTTGACATCTCCTTGATTAGACTCTCTAGCACATCTAAATTATCTTCGTTTATAACTACGGCTACACCCATTGCTGTACGCACCGCAGCTAGCTCTTTGTCTTGTAGTGCCGTTGTCTTACCCTTACCTGCCTTGCACTCAACTGCTAAGAACCTTCCATTAACGCAACAAATTAAATCAGGGATACCTGACCTACCCATACCCGTAGCGATAGCATAGAAGTAGTACACACCATACTGCTTAAACAACTTTATACACTTCTCTTTTACTTTCTTTTCAGGGGTAGCTGCCATAGTATTATTGTACCTCATAGTTATACTTTGTCAAGTATATAGGAAAAACAAAAGGGGGAAAACCCCCTAGCTTTATTTGAACCAACGCATGATTTTGTCGTAGGTAGCGGAGATAAACCCTACACGCTGTGGTGGCGGTGCAAAATTGAACGGCTCGTACATCGCACCACTTACACCCATTATGCTATCTGGTGAAGTAGGTGCGGCAAGGGGGATGTATGCTTTCAGGGGAGGGCCAATATTCACTGGCTTTACAGGTACTACAACCTTCTCAGCGGCCCTACGCTCAGCACTCTGGATGTTATACACGTAGGCAATAGATGCACCCGTAGCCCTCGCAATCACCGCAGCAGTGGCATTAGGATGTTTGCTGATGTACTTGGCTACCTTAGCGGCTTTGGTTGTTTTCTTAGTTGTCATGTTTATTCCTTGGATGTTGTAATGAATTCTTTGAGTACTTGGCGCATAACGTTCTGCATCTTATCACCATACGTGACTTTGTAGAAGTCAATTACATCTTGCGGCAATCGGATACTTGTACAAGTCATACGTCCTTTAAATGATCGCCGTGTTTTCTTAATTGTTGTGATAGTTTCCTCTGTCATTTCATTTCCTTTGCGTTAAAGTAACCCGCACGATAGCCCATCTCAAATGCTTTGCGTAAGGTGTAGATACCTAACTCCGCAGGTGCAAGGCTTTCGATAAATTGTTGTGCCTCTGCAATTGCGTGTAGTGCAGCTACTACCTTTGGGGCATTAGTAATACGTGCTTCTACTTCTTGGAATGCTTCGTCCTCTGTCATGCTGCTCTCCTTGGTAACGCATTGAATAGCCATGATGCTGCTACATCGCATCTAATTTTTGATACTTCTGGGAACGCTATACTACCAGCTTTCTTTACCCTTATTGGGCGTAGTACATCTTCATTCTTGCCATAACTAAATACTCTAGTAACGCTACAGCCATTGGTCATTACATAGCCGGATACATGGATAAGTTCTGTAGCATGTAGCATTCTCAGTATTAAACCAACCATTGGTTTAGATATACAAGTACGCTCAACAAGTTGTCGTGACGTAGCAGTACCTTCATCTTTTATAGTTTGCAAAACTAGTTGTGACTTCTTCGACTTCATTGTTATGCGGCTCATGCGTTTTCCTTTAGTGCTGCCTCAAGATTTTTCAATGCTTGCACTGCATCGTTAAACTTGTCTGGGTTATGCAAGTAAAATTCCTTGCCCGTCTTCTCATCTTCCATGCACCAGCATGACTTAAAAAAGTTCTCGATTGTTTCGATGTCTATGTTGTTCATATCGCCCACCTTGGATAAATATAGCTCATGTGCATACGGGATTTTGCTCTGCGTGTAGCCTTGCGTTGGTGGCTTGGCATCATGTGACTGATGTGATCGCTTGCAAGTAGTGTCATACCTTTACGTAATATCGAACGTGGTATCAGTAATTTTGTTGGCCTTAGTGCAAAGATTTGTTCTTGCATTACATCACTAGTACGCACCATAGTCCTTATCATGTTTTCAAGATAAGTTGCGTTCAGCTCAACTTTCATTTTTTTCCTCATTAATCCAAGCATCAATTTTTTCGTATATTTCATGTCGTCTGTGCGCCGCAAGAGAAAGCATATATCCGCCTTTTTCACCCATCGTGGGGTCAGA